CTAAACCGCATGCAACTTACCCTCACCCCACGACAATCCCACGACATCCGAAATCTTCTCACCAAGCGCACGACCCACCACATCCAGATCATCATCAAAAAGAGCGGCATAAACATCCAGCGTCATCGCAGCCGAAGCATGCCCCAACTGACGCTGCACAACCTTCACATTCGCACCGTACTGCACCAACAACCCCGCCGCCACATGCCGCAAGCCGTGCGGAGTAATCACAGGAAACTCCGAATCAGACGCCTTAGCGGCCTCCACAGCCGCCTGAAACCACCCATCAGAAGCATTCACCGCACGCAAAGGCATCCCATTGCCCCGCGCAAAAACCCACGCCCCCCGCGCCTTCCCCTCACACATCTTTCGCAGCATTCGACACACCGGCAGAGATACAGAAACCTCGCGACGCTCATGAGTCTTCGGCGCAGACTCCACAGGCTCGGCCCCCACGTATGTCACTGACCGCCTGACCATAATCCGAGCCCGACCAAAATCAATATCTTCAACCTTCAGCCCGGCCAGCTCGCCCCAACGTAGGCCCACGGTCCCCAGCACCCACACAATGACCGCATGCTCACCATCCTCGTCGCCGGTAGCTTTCGCCAGGGTCGCTAACTGCGCTGGGGTGAGAAAAACTTTTACGGGGGCATTCCTACGAGGCAGGCGCACACCACGGGCTGGATTAGACACAATCAGACCATCGGTCACCGCGACCTCAAGAATTTGCAAGAGAACGCCGTGAGCATGCCTAACCGTCGACCCAGATTTCCCCATGCTAGATACCCACGCCTGCACCGCGGATTTCTTAACGCTCCCCACAGTGCGATCACCCCAATACTCCAGAACCTGCGACTTCCGGTATCCGTCAGCTTTAAGCGTCGATGCTTTGAGATGCTGCCGGCCCTCCCACCATGTTTCCGTTAGATCACGGATGAGAGTCTTGCCAGCGTTCGGATCGATCCACGACCCCTCCATGATCTTCGTAGCATTCTTGCCGGCCCAGCGCTGTGCTTCCGCTTTGGTGCGGAAGCCTTGCTTGGTGCGTGATTTTCCGTCGGGGCTGCGGTACTGTACTCGCCACGCGGTGCCTTTTGCCGTGTCGTATTTTTTGATGGAGGCCATGAGATAGACTTCTCCCTAGGTCGATGATTTTGATGGATTAGCGGCCTCCCTTCACCTTCCGTTTGGCGACTGCAGGTGAAGGGTTTTTGCATGGTTTTTCTACATAAGAATGATTACTAAGAGAACAACACCTGCAATAACTATCGGCAGTGTGAGATTGCTCGAATGCGATTTCTTTCCACTTTGTGCATATGATTCCTCCCACTCTCGTCGCCTGTGGGCCTTTTCTTGTTCTGTAAGTGCGACGGGTTTTGCGTGGTTGAGCTTCGCGGATGAAGTTTTTAAGGTGCTATCTCCTATAGGGGCGCCGGTGTAGGCAGGCGGTACGGTATAGGAACGTGATTTGGCGACCAGCCCAGATTCGGTGGTTAATGCTTTATCTCCGCTAAGGAGATAGACGGAAACGTCAAAGTAATTACCATTTTTATGGAGTTTGCCTTTGACGCGAGCGGTCATTCCGGATGCGGTGATCCTGGCAATGATCGGCCAATAGGTTGAGGTCCGTTCCCGGGGGATGTACCCCACCACGTCGCCGCGGCTTCTAACGCTGATTGCATGATCGTCGTGTGGGTTGTCTGGCTCAGGAACAAGCTCAAAATCCTGTACTCCAGACGGCAACCTTCGAAGCGCATCTTTATAGGCAAATGCGCCTACAACTGCAATGGTGGGGCGTTGCGACGAAAGTAAGTCGTAGTACTTCAACGTGCTCTCCTTAGTCTGCGCCGGGCGGCGATGGTGCGGCTGGGATGCTTGCGTGGGCCTCGTGAGCTTCTAGCCTTTCGACGATAATTCGGGCTATTTCTGCATCGGTGAGGTCATCGGCGGCGCATTTCCCGGCAAATGTAATCACATCGTCGCGTGTAATGATGCCTGCGGCAATAAGTCCCGGGATGGGGTTGGCCTCGTACGCTCTTGCGATTTCTACGACTGCGTCCGCCTCATGGTTTTTAAGGCGTCGCTGGATAGTGGAATGTGTGGTGTGGAGCTTTTTAGCTACTGCGCGCCAGGAGTCATTGCTAGTTGTTTGCACTATCCACTGGGTAAGCCCAAGAGTAGGTGAGTCGGTGGTTTTCAAGATAAGAATCTTTCAGAGGGGAGAATTACAGAATTACACAGGGGGTAGCTGAGATCCGTCCAGCGCTAAACAGCTTCATCCATACTTTGAGTAGGTGCGGCGTGACCCCCAGCTCTGCCGCCATCGCGGAGGGGGATCCGTCGCAGTCCCAGCCCACGGTTTCTACATCATTTAGGTTTAGTAGTTGTTGAGCTGCCCACTCGTCGGCTTGTCTTTCTGCTCCGGGGGTTGAGCATTCGTGTCCGTAGTACACATGACCGAGCTCATGGGCGATGGCACAGCGTCTAGTGACTGGGTCTAAGCCCATTTTGATAAAGATTGTTTGGCTGGAGGGGTGAAAGCAAGCGTTGAGGGTGCTTCCCAGCTTGCTCGTCTCGATCACTGTGATGCCCATGGAGTGGGCGAGTGTTTCGAGGGCCGCTTCCACGGGGGTCATGGGTGGCTCCTAGGTGTAGTTTTCATCTAAAGGATCGGTGGCTTTTTGGGCTGCGATTTGTTCGGTTCCAGCGTTGATGCCATCGAGGATTGCATCGTAATCTTGAGGCTTGACACTCGGGGGAGTGGCGGGGGTGCTACGACGGCGTTTGGCAAGGTCATCGCGCTGCTGGTAGTCGATGCTTTCGCCGGTGGGGTCTCCGAATAGGCGGTTAGCTTCGGGGTCTGATCTGCGCATGATCTCGTCGAGCAGTTGCTGATTCGACGCGTCGCTGAGGGCTATCCCGCCTACTTTGATTTCTCGGAGCTTTGCCTCGGCTTCGGTGATGAACTCAGCCGCAACAAGCGCTTCTAGAACATTGGCGTCGTAGGCACGCGCCACTTTAACGACAAAGTCGGGAGCTGCTCGGGCTCCGTCTTTCCAGCGGGTGATGTTGCTTTTTGAGATTCCGATGAACTTCGCAGCATCGAGCTGGCTCTGGTCTCCCATGAGTCGCTGCAAATATTTCCACCATCGCGTTTCAGTCATAAATCTAGCCTAGTTGCAGGTCTGCAACAGTGCAAGTCATTCCAGAAAAAAAACTTAATGTTGCAAGTCTCAAACTGGTGTGTTAGCTTTGGTTGCAGCGCGGGAACATAGGGTTGCAGCGCAGGAACTTAAGGAGAGTGAAATGTCGACAGTTAAGACAACTCGCGTTCGCTCCGAGTGGGTATCAGATCTTTTCGCTAAGCACGGGACCCTAACTGGGATTGCCAATGAGATGGGCGTTAACAAATCAACCGCATCTCGGTGGCTATCGGGTGTAAGCGAAGCGAGCCCCCGGTGTATTGGAACCGTACTTATGACATTTCCAGTTGACTTCGACGAAGCCTTCGTTGTTGTCGAGGAAGAAGCGGAGCGACGAAAAGCGCGAATCTACAACCGGGCAACAGGGCGCATCGCGGCATAAGAAAAACCCCTTGCAGGAACAAGGGGCAAAAACAAAACAACTAACAGAAAGACTATCACAATGTCAGACTTAATTCCATTGACCAACAACGGCGGTATCCAAGCCGTCATGGGACGCGACCTACACACATTCCTCGGAGTGAAAGAACCATACACCGATTGGTTTAAACGGATGACCGAGTATGGCTTTATTGCAGGTCAGGACTTCGATCAGAAAAATCTGATCGGACAAGACAAGCTCGGGCGTAAGCGTGAGACGCATAACCACATCATCACCCTGGACATGGCGAAGGAAATCTCCATGATCCAGCGCACCGATAAAGGTAAGCAAGCCCGCCAGTACTTCATCGAGTGCGAGAAACGGGTGGCATCTGTGCCGCAGCTTACAGGCGCGCAGCTCATGGCTAAGGCACTGCTTGAAGCTGAGTCAACGATGAAAGAGCTAGAAGCCCGTGCGACCACAGCAGAAGCAATCATAGAAGCGGCGACCCCGGCACTCGAGTATCACGAAAAATTCATCGCCGAAGATGACGATGTAACGAAGATTGATGATTTCGCTCGCGTTTACGGATCTACCGGCCCGAAAATTCGACAACTGCTGACCGGTAAGAATATTGCCTTCCGTACACGGGTAGGCGCTCGCTGGTCCGAGTCGAAGCAAATGATGGAACCGCAGTATGAATGGCGCGCTCGTGCTGGCCGTGCAACATACGACTGGTTCCGGCTATGTCCGCAGCATGATGCTCCACGGCTGCATAACGGACAAGTTCGTCAGACCTTATATGTGAAGACTTTCCATATGGATGATCTGGCTAAGCGCCTGGGGCTGGAGGGTGTCGCGATTCGCGACACCCTTAAAGAAGAGGCATAGAAAAATACTGTCACAGTGACAAAACGAAAGAGGTATTAGACATGGAAATTTTTACGGTCGCGCAGGTTGCACAAAAAGCACAGGTTTCACCAACCACGGTTTACCAGGCGATTTATAGGGGCGACCTGATCCCCATGGGGCGCACCAGTAATGGACTGCGCGCGCATTATCGCTTCACTGAGCAGAACATTGCCGACTGGCTCGGCGGCACCACTGCTGCCGCATAAAGGGAAACCCCCAGCACGAGGCTGGGGGCTGTAAGCAAGGGTTTTCCACCACGAAAGCCCTAGAACAAACAGCATACCACACACAAATAGCCCGAATGGTTTTTCGTGGGTTCGATTCCCACGCCGGGCACCACGCACCCCTCACGCGTTGGGGGAGTGCAGGTTGTTTGAAAACTCAATAGTGAAGCGAATACGAGCTCACCCCACCAATGCCAAGCACGTGGGGTGTTAAAACCCGGCTATCAACGCCAGGTAAAGCCCCGGTCTGGTTGCGACCACCAGCGATGATCCTTTTCGCCCCACACATAGGGGCCGCTGAGTGTGTGGGTTCAATTCCCACACAGGGCACCAGGGTGTAAGAACACCCGAGATCCGGGAGACCCCGGGTGTTCGCAAGGGATGCCCATGACCCCCACGTCCTTGGGCGAGGCACCACCTGCACCCCACCAACAAAAAAACCCACCCCCAGCAGCAAAAAAAGAGGGGTGGGCAAGTCACCAAAAAGGAAACCACCATGAAGCATACACCACGACACCGCCGCCAACCCTGGTGGCAACGCCTCATCTTCGGAAAACGCAAAAACCTCTGGGAACTCCTAGGGAGGCCACGATGACCTGGAAAGAAATCGCACACCGGCGCCTCCGCCTTTGGTGGGCAGGCCTCATTGTTGGCCTCATCGCAGGTTTCATCCTCGCACTCATTACCACCGCCCCACCCATGTGGATCAGTACCCTCCCAGGGGGTGCATGATGGCCCGGTGCATGACGAGCGGATATTCCCGCTGCCCAAACCAAGCCACCTATCGGCTCAAAGGCTGGGGGATGGGCTTCGACTTTTGTGATTCCCACATCACCCACGTGGTGAAAACACTGAGGGTCGGCTGGGACCTCGTGGAAGAAATCCCACAACAGAAAAAAGCCTAAAAAAAATTTACCCCGCCACAAAATCAAACAAACAAACGAAAAACAGGAACAGAAAGGCAGGTTAAAAGCATGAAAACCAAACCCCTATTCGGAAAAGCGATCGAGGGAAGAACGGAAGAAATCTTCACGCTCCTCGAAGACCTTCACAACGCGCAAAACACCCTCGACGACATCTCCGAAAACCTCGGCCCCCGCGTGGGGACCTTCAACCCCGACGATGTTTTCAAAGGTGCACACACCGCCATCGAAGAAGAACGCGCCGACCTTATTAAAGAACTGATCCGCATCCGTGTCCGCGCCACCCCCACCACGCAGATCAAAATGATGCGGATCCACGAGCTAATCAAACTCCGCAGCAAGGTCTCCGACCTGCTCAACACCGTCCAGGCGAAGAACCCTGAATCAATCGAAATCGCCACCCAAAACCTCTGGGATGTGATCACCCAGGAAATCAACGGAATCAAAAAGGGCGTGGCATGAGTACCGAAAACACCCTCCGTACCCGCACGCTCCAGCGCATCGCAGCAGGCGAAGGAAAGAAAATCAGAAAAACCCTCCTCGCCGAATACCAACGCGAAGGCCTCATCCAAGAGGCTGGGGGATCTTTTTATCTCACGGAGAAAGGAGTGAAGGAATGCCAGAAATCCTTGTGAATCCACCCGCCCCAGGTAGCCCGGAATGGCGAAGGATGATCACGGCGTCAAAGATTCCCGCGATTTTGGGGGTCAGCCGCTACAAATCACAATTCGCGCTTTGGCATGAGATGGCAGGCACCATCGACCCCACTCCGATGGATCCTCGCAGGGCAGCATGGGGGCACGCAGCGGAGCTTGCCATCGCACAACAGTGGGCGGTGTTGAACCCAGGATGGAAGCTCAACCCCTTGCGGAATGGCACTCATGAGCTTGCTTACCGCACAGATCATGGATTCCCGAGCCTTGCAACGCTAGATCGGCGGGCCTACAAAGGCGGGGCATTCCACCTCATTGAATGCAAGACCGCCCGTGATCTGAATGATTGGGGACGCGAGGGGGAGAAGGACGCTGTTCCTGCGGATTATTTCGCGCAGGTGATCTGGCAGATGGGCCAGTCAGGCATCCATAAAGCCACTATCGGAGTTCTTGGATATGGCAGCGGCCCAGAGTTTCACGAGGTGGAGTGGAACCCTGAAATGTACGCATTGCTGGTTGATGCTGCTGCACGGTGGTATCAATCGCTCATCGACGGCGTTGAGCCGGAGCTTGATGGCACCACCGCAACCTACGAGGCGATACGTGGTCTGCATCCTGATATTGAGAAGGGTACCGAGGTGGAGATTCCGCAGGATATGGCCACGGATTATCTCGCCGCTGTTGCTGCGGAGAAGGAAGCCAAAACTGAGCTCACCCTGCAAAAGTCCCGCATGCTGAAGCTCATGGGAAACACCCACAAAGCCATGTGCGAGGGGCAAAAAATCGCCGACCGACGCCCCACCGCCAGAGGCGTCGCTATCTACGCCAACACGAAAGCAGATCCATATGCCATCGCCTCATGACATGCCAGCCAAAGCACGAAGCATCATGCCGCCTCACGTAACCCAATCCATCACGGAGATCACCATGATCTTTCACCACTGGATCAAGCAAGGCGTTGATGTTGATAACGCCGTCATCCTCACAGAAATTACCGCCAACAACATCAAATAAGGAGAAACCAATGTCTGACATTGAAAAATACACCAATACCCAGCAAGTAGACACCGTCTCACAGGCCCCGATGTCGCAAGGCACTCTCGCGATGCTCAACCTTGAGCAGCAGGCAGCGGCGATGCAGAATGCACTGAAGATCGCGCAGGCCATGTGCGCAACCCAGATGGTCCCTAAGGCATTTTTCCGCAAGCCAGAAGATGGGGCCGCCGCGATCATGTACGGTGCTGAGCTTGGACTCAATGCGATGCAATCACTCCAGCAGATCATGGTGATCAATGGGAAGCCGGGGATCGAAACCCGCACAGCGGTTGCTCTGCTCAAGAAACATAGGTACATCATTCGCACGGTGGACACGAGTGACGAATCTGTCACGGTGGAGGGAACCGGCCCCATGGGGGAGTATGAGAAATCCACGTGGGACATTGCCCGCGCCACCAAAGCGGGCTACACCTCGAACAAGCTTTATCAGACGATCCCACAGCAGATGCTATACGCGAAGGCCGCGATGGAGGTCGCCCGCAAAATCGCCCCAGACGTGCTTTCCGGTATTGCTTTCTCCGTGGAGGAACTTCGCCTGGAAGAAGATCGACCGTTGCAGGCCACTGCGCAGCGGATGGATCACCAGCGTGGGGCGGGGGCTGTGATGGCGGCGTTGACGAAGAAAAAAGAAGAGAAGGAGGCGCCAGCCCCGGTGGTGGATGAAACCGACTGGGCTGCAGCGATCGAAGCTTGCGAATCGATCGAAGACCTCAACGAGGTGATGGGCAAGGCGCAGCCCCAGGTGGATCAAACGACGTGGGATGACCTTTGCGCGCGGGCGAATGCGAAAAGTGATGAGCTGATGCAGGGGGATGAGCAGTGACGAATTCGGCGATCATCATCGACGGCAGGTTGGTGGCTGACCCGGAGCTGCGCTTCACGCAAAAAGGGGTAGCGGTGTGTAACTTTCGGATCGCGAGATCTGATTCGGAGAAGCTTCCTGATGGGAGCTGGGGAGACCCCGCGAATCAGCTTTTCCTCACTGTGAATGTGTGGAAGAAGCTTGCTGAGGAATGCTCGCAGGCCTTGCGAAAAGGTATGCGTGTGTGCTTGATCGGCAAGCTTGTGACCCGCCAGTGGGAAAGCAAAGAGGGGCACAAGGTCTCGGCAATTGAAATGAATGCTTTTTCCGTGTTTGAGGAGGTCAAGCCCGCTGTTGGTGGTGGGTGTCCGCCTGCGGAGGAGCCGTGGGGGTCACGTGATAACCAACCGCAGCAGCCGTCTACTCGGGCTGCTGTGGGGTCGTGGGGGCAGAAGCCTGCGCAGGTGGGGCAGGATGCACAGCCCCCATTCTGATCACGATTTTTTGAAAGAAATGATCCGCCTCGTGATCGGAAGAGAGGAGGTGGCGGCACTCGGGCCGATGGTTACTTACGCTGTGGCCCGAGTCTGCTACAGCGTCGAAAAGGGAAGAATTTTCGATGACGTGGTTCAAAGTTGACGACGGTTTTTATGACCATCCGAAGTTTCTTGATGTGCCCAATGCAGCTGTTGGTCTGTGGGTGAAGGCGGGGGCGTGGTGCGGGAAGCATCTCACCGATGGGGTCATTCCGGCCCGTCAAGTGAAGCGGTTCAAAGGTACTGCCGCACAGATAAATGCACTGCTTTCGGCGCGCATTTGGGTTGAAAGTGAGTGCGAAAGTGGTGCGAAAGCGTACCGCTTTCATGACTGGAATGAATACCAACCCACACGGGAAGAGAAGGCAAAAGAGCGTGAAGATGCAGCCGAAAGGCAACGCAAATCGCGCGAGCGAAAACGCCAAGAGCAGGAGGAACGGGAAAATGTCACGCGTGACTCACATGTGACAGGTTCCCGTGACTCACGTGTGACAGGTTCCCCCCTGTCACAGCGACCCGACCCGACCCGACCCGACCCGACCATTAAGAGAGAGGTAGTAGGTCTTGTTACGGACCGCGCGCGAGACGTTGCCCCCTCCTCTGAAAATTTGATTCCGGATGGGCCTTCGGTGGGCGCTGGCGCGCCACCTCCGGGGGCCTACGGCACCATCGACGACCCACGCTGCCGAGAGCACAAAGACCTCCCCCGCGACCAAGTCCCACCCTGCAGGGCCTGCGCCACCGCGAAACAAACTCTCATCACCCACCAACGCAACACCCACCAACAGCGCACACAGCTGCTTCAAAGCTGCCAATGGTGCGACGAGCGCGGAATCATCCCCATGCACGACACCGCAGGAAACCCCGTCGCCGTGAAATGCGACCACACCCACTACCCAGAAACCCCACAAGCACCAGCAGCTTTCACACCACAAAGAACAACAAAAACCCCCACACGCTGGGGAAACAGAAAGGAAACCGCATGAACGAACCACCCATCAGCTTCTTCGTCAAAGGAACACCCGCCCCACAAGGCTCTAAAAACGCCTACAGGCGCGGAAACAAGGTTCTACTCGTAGAGTCCAGTAAAAACCTCCCAGCGTGGCGCGCAGCCGTCGAAAACGAAGCCTCACAACACATCCACACCCCACACGACGGCCCAATCGCACTAACCCTCAACTTCCGCCTCCACCGCCCCAAAACACTCCCCAAAAAAATCATCCACATGATCAAAAAACCAGACCTCGACAAACTCATCCGCTCCACCTGCGACGCACTCACAGGCGTTGCCTACATCGACGACAACCGCGTCAACCACATCACCGCAACCAAAACCTACACCCCCAACAACACCCCCGGATGTCACATAACCATCACCAAAAACCACACACCCCAATAAGGAGAAAAATGACCATCGAAGAAGCGTTAAAACAGCTGGCAACCGTTGCCGAGAAATTGCAGGAAGCACGAAAGGAGCAGATGGAGGCCATGGCTGTGCATATTGAGGAAGCGGAGAAGAGATTGAAAGAAGCGCATGAGGCACGGGAAGCAAGTGAGGTGAAGCTTTCCGATCTCACGCCCGAAGAGCAAGAAGGCTGCAAGGGCATGTGGGTGCGGGGAAAGGATTACGTCGGGGAGGCTTTCGAAGGAATTATTTTTGGCTTTGATGAAGATGGCGTGCTCGTCCTTGTCCCTGGGGAAAGCTATCACTGCTGGCGATTCCCCGACCATCTGACCCTTTTGCCTGATCACCAGCGCGCATTCACCTCCACCGGTGATCCAATCAAAGTGGATCATGGTCAGTGGGAGAAAACCCACGCGATGGAGGAAGAATTCGACCGGATCAAAGCCGAGGAGGATTCCGCTACCCGTGTTGTCGCCTACGGTGGCCTCGCAGTACGCGAGGTCATGGAAGCCGCCAGTGAAGCCGGAACCCCAGTTGTAGAGGCACAATTCACCGGAAATGGTGGCGTGACCCTGTTTTTCGCAAAGAAAGACGGCGGCGATGATTGAGCCGCTCACGATCACTATCGAAATGGTGCCGGATGCCCGCGATGAACGAAAAACCAGCGTTCGAGTCAGTCGCCCCACTAATCGTGAGGAGTGGGGTTGGGCGGTCATTGATCTCATGGCCGCCGCAGTCGAATACCGAAACAAGAGAAAGAAGAAGCCATGAATAAACCACTAACGATTCTCAAAACCGTTGAGGATGTTGACAAAGCCCCGTACGGTACGGTTGTGGAAACAGCATCAGAGGCCGTTTTCACTATTGTGTCAAAGTCAACGAAAGACTACGTCCGGGGAAACCTTCCGGCTCGTGTGTTGCGCTGGGGCAAGAATCATTACCCTACGGGGTTTGAACAGGCCATCAAGACTTTGGCAGGCATGACCGCAGAGGAACGCCAAGAGTGCAAGTGGATGCAATGCCAAACAGCGCTACTCATTGAAAATGACCTAAAAGGCGTAATTGGCGACATATGTGGGAATACCGTGCTGATCTTTGCGTCGAATGGCACATCTGATTGGGAGCCTTTGAACCAAGTTATCCCGCTGTTGGATTTGCCTCGCATGGTGTGGCCTGGGGAAGAGCCTCAGGAAACGCCCGTGGTGAGTGAGTGGGTGGGGTGTGAACTCCTCACGGCGCAGGATTTTAGGGATGCACCAGAGGGCACCGTAGCGATTGACAGCTATAGCGGGGATCGGAGCTTAGCTGTGAAAAATGGGGCTGGGCTGTGGGATTACGAGACCAACGAATACACCGAGTTTGATCTGGCGGAGATGGATGTAGTCGCCCCGTTCACTGTGGTGGCGGTGGTGGAACTATGAGCCGGTGGCAAGTTCGTAGAAACAAGTGGTTCAAAAACAGCATGGTTGGTAATCCGCTTGAGTACACGCCAGGCTGGTCGGTCACCTGCGATGGTGAAATAGCAAAGCTTGGCGGGTTTTCTACCTGGCGTGAAGCAATGGCTTATGCGGATGAGCAGGCCCGCACGGTGGAGGTTACGGTTCCGGGTGATCCTTGGAGTCAGTTACCCAAAGGGATCACGCTAAGGAAATCGCCCATTGATTGGTACGTGTACTACGACGAACGCTTTGTTTATGTACCTTGTGGTGCGCTTAAGCCCCTCGCCCTCGCCCTGCTTGCTGCACACTGCAAGGAGAAGAAATGACCCCAGAAGAAGCCAGTGAGTTGCTGAAAGGTACCACTCCCGGCCCGTGGGAGGCTGATAGCTACACCTACCAACTCGCAGATTGTCCAGAAGCTACGGATTTTTGGGTCAGTAGCGAAAGCTCATTCATTGCCGGAAATGACAATCGGGTAGGTGATGAAAGGGTTTCAGCAGCCGGGAATAATTTTGAACTCATTGCCGTTGCCCCTGTGCTGGCGGAAACCATCGCGGGGATGCAAGCAGAGTACGCGGTGCAGGTGCAGTCTAGCGGCGAGTGGTATTACCTCAACGAGCACGGAGATTGGCTGATTGCCCCCGCACCTTGCGCGGTGGTTCTGGTTTGCCCGGGATGCCCGCACGCTCATCCCGCATTCGCAAAAAGAAAAATTCCGCATCGTCCGCAGGTACGTCACAGATATAGAAGTAATGGAGGAAGCATGAATAATCTTGAGCGTGCTGAGCAGGTCATGAGTGAATATGTGGACAGTGTTGGTGGGTTGACGAATCTAGACGAAGAATACTGTGGGGTTTTAGACGGCCTCGCAGAAGCCCTTGCGGACGCTGGGTTGCTCATGCCTGATTTGCCGGAGGTAAGCTCACGGAATGGTCAGGCGGGTCTTTACGGCGTTGAGTATGTCAAAGACTCCAGCGTGTTCGTCGAAAGTAGCGGGGCAATATACCTAGAGGGCGTTAATTACACGAGTGGAGAGGGCGATGCGGTTTTTGCTAATCCAGACGATGCTCGCAAAGCCGCTCTTGCACTATGGGCAGTAGTCGATAAAAGACAGAGAGGGAAAATTAAATGACCTCGCTTGCTGATATGCCCCCCCGCACAGCGTTTAGAGTGCGTTGGGATGTGGTGCGATTACGATGCGTCGGATGATGAAAACCCAGATCTGCATGGGGTGGGGATTATTTATCGCGATGTGTCCGACGGTGATGAACCCATATTTGCGATTAAAGATCCCCATTTGTTTGGTGAGGTGATCGCCCCAGCCGTCTACATCACCCCACGCTATGACCTGCCGAGGGCGTGGACGCCACAAGGTAACCCGATGCCGGGGAGGTGGGAAGAAGGAGCCGCTGAATTTTTCGATTGGGTCGATGATTCATCAGAGTACGGCGGCTGGGGTGAGTCAGGCCTTATCTTCAATGAAGATGGTGAACCCTGTGGGGAGCCGCTCGATTACGAAGAGTGGGCAAAGAAGGTCACTGAGGTTGCGCGTACGGGCAGCGGGATTGAGGGCAGAACCCGCCGCTTTGTTACCGACTGGGAACCGCACCGAGTGAATTAATCCAGCACGGCCCTAACTTTTTCCAAAAAGGAAAGAGTTCAACGCTACCCGCCTAGAGCGGGATTTTTTATGCCCACCTCGCGCCCCAAACGAACCAGGGGGGAGGGGTGGGCGTGTACGCGAGGGAGGAACGATTGAATCTAGAATTTGAGATCCGCCGCCTAGCCGGGCTACTAAAACACCTACTAATCGAGGCGGACGGCATGAAGACGCAAAGAAGAATCATCGCAGGGGAAAAACTTGGAAGCAGTGGCAATAGCGCAGGTCCTAGCTCCCCCGGTAATGGTGAGGCGATAAGCCTTCATGCTGAGATCATCAGGGAGCTGAAACGATGGGCTAGGACTTTTGATATTGATCCCACACTCGCTAAGGACCCTTGTGACCGCATTGCATTAAGGGCTTTTTATATTGCGGAGCATCATGACGCGGAACTCTTCACCGAGGAACTGCGCGCGTGGATCCGAAAAAGCGAACACCTAACAGGACGCGGGCCAAGCATCACCGACCTCGCCAACCGCCCCGAACAACGCCAAACCGCAAAAAGCATCTGCTGGCGACTCAACAACATGGGACACCATGCCACCCCAGACCTCATCAGGAAATGGGCAGAAAGAGGAAAAATAACAAGAACAAAAAACAAAAACAACGACTGGACATACTTACTCACGGAATGCATCCAACAGCTGTCCAGCAATGTGCTATAATCGACGCGACGACGCTGCTATGCGCTCGAAAACCACAACCCCCACACCTCACGGTGATGGGGGTTTACACGTATCCAAAAGGAGGTGTGGGGAGATGGCACGCGCCCAACGCATCTGCTCCCACCCATCCTGCGGACTCACAGCCAAGCCAGGAAACGGGCTTTGTAGAACGCATGCAGCAGAACGCGACGCCAAACAACGGCGCACCACACCCACAAAACGGACTCGTGACTGGGCAGAATATAACCGCAGGCGCAAGACAGTCACCCAATGGAGAGCCGCACACGGCAACATCTGCCCAGGCTACAAACGCCCACCACACCCAGCAACAGACCTCACCGCAGAGCACATCACCCCCGTCGCAGATATACTCGACGGAAACAGTGCACTGAGCGTCCTATGCCGGTCATGCAACAGCCGCCACGGAGCGGAAACGTCAAACAAATACCAAAACCGGACATAAAACCACATTTTACCCCCGAAAAATACCCCCGCCCCCCACTTTATGCCCCCCACCACCCAGGGGGGTAGACCGACCCCCAAAACCGCCCGCACCGCGCGTGAGGTGAAAAAAGGTGTCTAGGGGTTACAAAATTTCAGAAAATGAGGTGATTCGGCATGCCAGGACCACCACCCAAGAACGACGGAACCCGCAGAAGCAAGGGTGCGATTCCCTACATTCTCGCAGAGTTACCGTCCGAGGGGCGCAGCGGTCGCGCCCCGGCGTGGCCACTGAGCGGTCGCGCTCCTCGAGGGTGGGCCGCGCTGTGGAAACTTCCACAAGCAGTGATGTGGGAGAAGATGCACTCCGAACTATCCGTGGCCAGGTATCTCATGCTGCGCGCCAGCATGGAGGATGCGATGGCAGCCGGTGAGGAAGTGAAGTCAGCCGTGTTTTCCGAGATCCGCCAGGCGGAAGATTCGCTTGGGCTATCGCCGAAGGGAATGCAGACACTGCGGTGGCGTGTCACAGCCGATGAAGTGGAAGAGCACCAGCCAGAGAGGCGAGTCACCAGCCCAGCGAATCGTCGTGCGCGGCTTCGAGTGGTGGCTGACGAAGCCTAAATATTGAGGGGAGCGTGATGGTCGAATGCCGTGGCGTGGCCCAGAATACGAAGGCGAGTTCCCCTCACTTGGCTGGTCCGTTGTTGATTGGATTGAGTCGCATTGCGTTGTTCCCGATGGTGACCTGAAGGGTGAGCCGTATGTGTTGACCGATGAGATGGTCGAGTTTTTGGTGCATCACTACCGGCTGAAGCCGGAGGCGACGGAGGATAGGCCGCGCCGGGCGTGGAATTATAGGCGTTCTCAGTTGGTGCGTCCGCAGAAGTGGGGCAAGGGCCCTTTGACAGCGGCGATGATTTGCGCGGAGTCGGTGGGGCCTGTTGTTTTCGCGGGGTGGGACGCAAGTGGTGAGCCGGTTGGCCGTCCGTGGCCGACTCCGTTGATTCAGGTGACGGCGTCGTCGGAAGACCAGACGGCGAATGTGTATGCGGCGTTGCAGCCGATGATTGAAGAGGGGCCACTAGCAGAGGTCATTCCTGACACTGGTGATACTCGTATCAATCTTCCCGGTGGTGGGCGTATTGACCCGGTGACGTCGAAAGCTCGTTCTCGTCTTGGTCAGCGTGTGACGTTTGTGGTGCAGGATGAGACGCAGATGTGGACGCAGTCCAATGGCGGTGTGCTGCTGGCGACGACGCAGCGCCGTGGTCTTGCCGGTATGGGCGGGCGTTCGGTGGAAACTACCAATGCGTGGGATCCTGCGGAGAATAGCGTGGCGCAGCAGACGTTTGAGTCGAAAGCGCTGGATATTTACCGTGATTTTCGGCAGGCGCCGACGAATTTGTCGTACCGCAATAAGCGTGAACGGGCGAAAATTCACCGTCACGTGTACGGCGACTCATGGTGGGTAGACCTGGAGAACATTGAGTCTGAGGCGGCGGAGCTTTTGGAGACTGACCCAGCTGAGGCAGAGCGGTTCTTTGGCAACCGCATTGTCTATGGGCGTGGCGCGTGGATCCCGGCTGATACATGGGATGCGGGGGAGCGAAGCGTAGATGATGCCGATCGCACCGCGGTGTGTCTTGGCTTTGACGGGTCGGAGAACAACGACTGGACGGCAATCACCGCGATCACTATGGACGGTACGGTATTTATCCCTACGTTTGGGCCTGATGAGGAGCCGACGTATTGGAATCCGACGGAGCATGGTGGGCGTATTCCTCGCGATGAGGTTGATGCCGCGGTGGATGAATTGTTTGAGCGTTATCAGGTGGTGCGGATGTACTGTGACCCTCAGGATTGGCGCTCTGAAATCGGTGATTGGTCTGTTCGGCATGGTGAAGAGCATGTGTTTGAGTGGGCGACCAACCGCATCAACCAGATGTATGAGGCGTTGAAGACGTTTGAGACGAATCTTGCGACGGGGCGTGTAGGTCATGACGGGGGGAAGCAGTTGGGTATTGCGGTTGCTAATGCCCGCAAGGTTGCTCGCCCTGGCCAGAAGTACATCCTGGGCAAGGCTACGGAGAATCAAAAAATTGATATTGCAATGGCGATGGTGATGGCACACGAGGCGTGGGTCAACGCGATGTCAGCTGGGTGGGAGCCGCAGACAGCTGCACGTGTTCTGGTGTTTGGTCGAAGGAGGCGATGATGACGGTAGCTATTCCAGGCCATGATTCTGGTTTTGGGTTGTCGAAGGATGAGCAGGCGTTGCTGTCTCGGCTTCATATGAAGTGGATGCAGCAGCGCGCTGTGGATAAGCAGAATCAGAAGCATTTCCAGGGCGTTCAGAGGATTGCGCAGCTGGGTATTGCGATTCCGCCCGAGGTGGAGCCGTTCGCGTTTCCCATGAATTGGTGCCGCATGTATGTTGAGACGCTGGAGCAGCGGATGGACGTGCGCCTGCTTTTGCGTAGTGGAGCGGCCGAGGAAGATGAAGAGCTTCGTGCTGATTGGGAGGCTAATAGCCTTGAGCTTGAGCATCATCTGGCACAGATTGACCTTCTGAAGTATGGCCGTTGTGTGGCGTCGGTGTCGTGGCCTGACCGTGAGTCGGGGCAGACACGGCCGGTTATTCGTGTGGAGAACCCGCAGGATATTGCGGTAGAGGTAAATCCAGTCACCAGAGCGATGACTGGGGCGCTGCGTGTGTATACGGATGACACAGGCACGCGCCAGCATATGACCTTGTATTTGCCCAATGAGACTGTGCATTTTTCCTCTGAAGCAGGCGTTTATAGAGTCGATGGGAGGGATGTGCATAATCTGGGGCGCGTCCCCGTTGTGTGCCAGTGGAACCGGCGGGAGTCGGGGCGTTTTTCTGGTGAGTCTCAGATGGATGACATTAAGCCGTGGGTGGCGATGGCCGCGCGGGTGGTGCTGAACATTCAGCTGGCTATGGAAACCATTGGCACACCTCAGAAGGTTGCGATGGGCGTGTCTAAAAAGGACTTTATTGACCCCGAGACTGGCCAAGAGCTGGATCCATGGGATACGTATCTGGGTGCGATTTGGGCGATTTCAAAGTCATCCAAGGACGGTGTGGAAATCAAGCAGCTTCCGGCGGGTGATTTGAAGGGCTTTATTGATCTGATGGAGCTGATTACCAAGCAGGTTGGGGCGTTGACTGGTCTTCCTCTGCGGATGTTGGGGCACTCGACTGTGAATCCAGCGTCCGAGGGTGGCATTAAGGCTGATGAGGCGCGTTTGGTGAAGACTGTGGAGCGTGTGAATTCGACGGCCGGGGTGTTCTGGTCGTGGGTTTTGGGTATTGCTGAGCGTATACGTACAGGATCCTGGCCCGAGGGGTCGCCGATTCAGATTGAGTGGCGTAATCCTGCAACACCGACGATGGCGGAGACTGCGGATGCTATTCAAAAACAGACCGGTGGAAAGCCGGTCCTTTCTGTCCGAGGTGCCATGAACCAGATGGGCTACCCACAGGCACGCATCGACAAAGAGTTTCAGTGGTTGGCCGATGAGGAAGCTGCGATGGCAGGCTTGGACGTCCGGTTAGGGCGAGGTCTAGCCGAGGAGGTGTAAGTGTCTACCACTTGGTCGCATCGTTCGTTGCCTCCCGGGGTTCGGGAAGAAGCCGAAGCAAGGTCTGCCGTTATTCGACAGACCTTGCGGTATATGCGTGGCACGGCGATGCCTCGGGGCACTCCGATGGATGTGGATGCATGGTTAGCATCTAGGGCTGACCTGATTGCTCCGGCGATGGCTAAGGCTCAAGCTCAGAATCTTGGGTTGGTCGACAAGACGATGGATATGACTCTGATGGCTACCGGGTATCAAGATTCTCCGATTGGTTTAATCGTTCCGGAAGCATTCACCGGTTACATGCCAGATGGGCGCGAACTTGGTTTTATCAAGCACGCTGTCGCGAATAGAGTCCGCGAGCGGATGGCACTGGGTGCTTCTCAAGCAGAAGCTTGGAAGGCCGGAAGTAGATTGCTTGCAACGATTGTCCAGACTGGACTGATTGATACGCAGCGTATGGCGAAAGCTGTTGCGGGTCTAGCGCGTCCTCGAACGCTTTACGTCCGCATGGCAAATGTGCCGTGTTGCCCGCGCTGTGCGATTCTTGCAGGGAAGAAAGGGTATTGGTCGAAGCCATTTTTGCGTCACCCTGGGTGCGACTGCACGCAGATCCCGTTAGCAGAGGGTAAGGATGTGGAGCTATCTGGCCCCCATTTTGATGTGGACGCGTATTTCAAGTCCTTGAGTGAAGCTGATCAGGAGAAGTATTTCACCAAAGCTGGGGCTGAGGCACTTAGGAATGGAGCGGATTATATCGAAGTTGTGAACTCGATGCAGGGTATGACGGGCGTCGGTGATGATGTGAAGCCGTTTACCAGTTACGGTGCTCCGCGTAACGGGTGGCGTCGGTTGTCCGTGCCGGAGATCATACGGAGGGCTAACGGTGACGAGGGTCGAATGCGGGATTTGTTGCTGCAATACCGGTATATTCGTCCGGATCGACGATACGGCCCAGTTAGCCGCGTTGATTTCTCTAAGGGCTGGCCGCATGACAGGGCTGAGTTAAATAAGTTCCCTCAGGAACGTCCAAAGAATGACCTGCGACCGGTGCCGTCGAATGAAGACTGGTCCCATATTTTAGATGGAGAACCTATCATTCCTGGGAAGAGAATTCAGGGAGGGCATAGATACGGTACGGGGCGCGAGAGAAAGACTGAGTTTCCACGATGGTGGTCTGATGAAGACGTTAAAAAGGCGGTTAAGTTGACGCTCGAGTCTCCGCATGCGTCGAAGGTTTTCGGTACGACAAGGGTTTTGTATCGAGTAGTGGATGAGGTGCTTTTGCAAGTCGCATATTATCCCGACCCATCAATGCCTGGGAGGATGGTTCTTGGAGCCACATACCCCAAGAACGGTAAGGGGGTAGTCAAAAACATCAATGGGCAAGGTGTAGAGCAACCTTTGGATGTATCCTTGATACCGAGAGAGTAGGAGGTAGTTCCGTGATAGAGATTGGTAACCGTCATCTTGTTGATGACGATGCGTTGGCAATTATGGATTCAATTTGGGAAAAGATTCCAGATGACTTGCGTGCGTATGCTGCATTGAGCTGTGACGAAGGCGAAGAGATTAGTGCTGCAATCACTGTCTTGGATTATGCCCTTCAGGCTAAAGTTGCTGTCCCAATCAAAACGTTGAATCTGGCGCGCAATCTGGCTGATGCGCTGACCTACGAAGCGGATATTCGTCGAGTTAGGGCTATCGTGTCTGCGCTTCAAGGGGCGCATTCGAAGGCCGCCTAGCAAGTACGAAAACTTTTCAACCCATCCCATTCGGGGTGGGTTTTTTCATGCCCAAAAAATTCCCTTACCGAGATGGAGGAAAACAAATGTTTATAACTCGCCCACTGTGGATTCGCGCAATTGAAGGTGCGAATGGTGAAGGCTCCGCGCCAGTAGAACCGACTGGGGAACCTCAGAAAGAGACACCTGGTGGACAGGAGCAGGGCAAGGCCCCTGCCGAGGTGGAAGACCCTAACGGCCGGGGATCTAAGCAGGCAGTGCTCGCCGATCTAGCGCGAGAGAGAGACAAGCGACAGGAACTTGAAGCGAAACTCGTCGAATTCCAGAAGGCTGATGAGGAGCGCAAGCGCGCTGAGATGAGCGAAGTTGAGCGCTTGCAGGCTGACCTTGAAGCCGCCCGCAAGGCAGAAGAGAACGCTCGGGCGGAGATTGCGAAACGTGACCTCGAGGGGGAGCGGTCGAAGCTCGCTGTTGAGTTCAAGCTCCCAGCCGCGATGGCTGGACGCATCACCGGTGCGACACCGGAAGAAATGCGCGAGGATGCCAAGGCTTTAGCTGAGGCGATTGGTCCCTACACGGGGCCTGCAGATAAGTCGGCGGGGCGTGGGTCTACTAATGCTTCGCCGTTTGACCTGAATGCCGCCATCGCGGCTCACTACAATTAAGGAGGTAGCCTCATGGCTCCTATTACCCTTGAGCAGGCAAAGCTCAACACAATGGAAGATTACGATCCGGCAATCATTGACGAATTTCGTAAGAGCTCGGCGCTGCTGGATTTGATGGTTTTTGACCGCGCTGTGTCCCCAGCTGGTGGCGGTGCGACACTGGATTATGGCTACCGCCGCGTGAAGACTGAGCGTGGTGCGGCTTTCCGTAAGCTGAATTCTGAGTATAAGACCGAGGCAGCGACCACGGAGAAGCACTCCGTGACTCTGGCTCCGCTTGGTGGCGCGTTCGAGATTGACCGCGTGATTGCGAAGCTCGGGCCCGCTGCGTCTGGTGAGATTGTGTTCCAGATGCAGCAGCTGATTAAGTCCACGACGACGAAGTTTCTGGATAGCGTCATCAATGGCGATACCGGAACCGAAGCCGATGGCTTCGACGGGCTGAATAAGGCGCTGCTGAGCACTTCTACTGAGGTGAAGTCTGCAGCTGACTGGACGAAATTCACCTCCGCTGACGCGGGTATGGCTGTCCTCGATGACTTGGATGAATTCCTGGCTGTGCTTGATGGCCCGCCAACCGCGCTGTTCGCTAACGGTCGTGTGCTGGCGAAGATTCGTGCTGCTGCACGCCGCGCAAATATGCATACCAAGGCTCCGGTGGAGTCTCTGATCGTGAATGGCCGACCGCTGGAGCGCGAGACGATTGGCAACGTTGTGCTGATTAACCCGGGTGCGAAAGCTGGTTCCAATGATCCGATTATCCCAATCAACGATGAGGGCAAGTCGGATATTTACGCTGTGCGTCTCGGTCTTGATGGTTTCCACGGTGTGACCACCACTGAGGGCAGCATGATTCAGACGTGGCTGCCTGACTTCACCACCGCTGGTGCGGTTAAGAAGGGCGAGGTTGAGCTTGGTCCTGTGGGTGTTGCACTGAAGTGCACCAAGGCTGCCGCTGTGCTGCGTGGCGTCAAGGTTTCTGCTGGCTCTTCTGAACTCTAAGGAGGTAGTCCCATGCGAGTTATTGCACCGAATAAGGAGTTCACAGGGCGCGTAGGTCTGGATTGGTTCGTCAATGGGGTGTGCGAGTCCGCGTCGGACAGCCAGCGCCAGTACTACAAGGCACAGGGCTATGAAATCGACGAAGCTGCCGGATCCCTGGAGGTCGTGCCTGAGCTTGAAAAAGCGCCGACGGGTAATGCCACCAAGGCCGTGTGGAAGGAATTCCTAGCTGGCCATGGCATTGAGGTTCCTGCCAATGCGACACGTGATGACATGCGCGAGATGTGGGAGGCTCACAATGGCAAGGTGGCTGACGCAGCCGAAACAACTGTGGACTAACGCAGACTCTGCGGAACTCTCCCGCATCGACCGGCTCATTGAACGCGCTGAAGCGATCATCCTCCAACGTTTCCCCGTTACGGCGCAGCGCGTCGTCGACGGGAAGCTATCCACCACCGTAGTGGCGGGTGTCGTGGAGGATATGGTCAACCGTGCCATCGCATCGCAGGACAGGGGTGGCATCGACAAGCTGTCCTATCCAGAGGTCACTTTGGAATGGTCAGACAACGGTGCGGGGGGTGGCTCGCTGCTGTATCTGACGATGGATGAGCTGCTGCTGCTGACCCCGCCCGAGCCGCAGGCGGTGTTCTCGGTGCGTAGGAAGCCGAGGCCGTCATGAAACTTGTAACAGTGCTATTCCAACCGGGGTTCATCTTGTGGAAAACCACACCAGGTGAGCCGGATCCCATCACTGGTGAGCCTGGTGTTCCGCGTGTTCAGCAGATACCAGGGCGTGGGCTTATCCAGGAACGGTTGTGGACAGGTGTTCAGGAAACAACCACAACAGGCGTTCGTGATGAACGCCTGATTATGTTCTGTCCTACGAACATGGGGTTTTCTGATGTGGTGGTGACTGCCGCTGACGAGTTCGAAGATCCACGTGGGCAGGTCTGGCAGTGCATCACTGATGGGCATGAGCGTGGTATCCCGGGCCAAGCGCCTGAGTACGTCGCGGTACGGGTCCGCCGGGCCAAGGGGAAGAGATGAAAGCGCGGCTAACGATCTTCAAATCCCAGATCCGCCAGCAGGTCAGGTTGCAATCTAGGTCAGGGAGAAGAAAAATCGCCCGTCAAATCGCCGACGCCGCCCGCGCTGATGCGCCTTATCACACCGGCGCTTATGCGACGGGGATTGAGGTCAAAGAATCCGGAACCCAGATCATGGTTGTCGATAACGATGACACGGCGATTCACAAGGAGTATGGGACGAGTAAAACGCCTGCTCATGCATCACTTACTAATGCGGCGATGGGTTACGGCAAGTATTCCGGAATGCGACCGAGGAAAGGTAAAGGTAGGCGATGAGAGCACCAATGCCATACGCCCCGGGTGAGATCAGAAAGTTTTTGCTTCAGCATGAAGCATTCACCGAGCTTTTGTACGGCGGGAAGGTAACGACACGTGAGGTGCCAGATCCGCTGACAAAACCGCATGTGACAGTCGCCGCCGTCGGTCATGTTGGTGATGACCCGATGCTGCGCCGGTTGATGATTCAAGTCACCCCGTGGGTGCCTGACCGTGATGTTTCTGGCCTTGATGAGGATCCAGACGTGACAGCGTGGAACCTTGCCGCGACGGCAGGGGAGCTACTGGGAAGAGCTAAGAACATCATCATCGATGATCTGCATGCGTGGTCTGCGGCGTGGGTTGATGGCCCAATTCAGCTTTACGACACCGCTCGTGGAGCAGACAAAGTTTTGTTTTACGCGCCTGTGCGTTTTCAGATCCATCTGAGACGCCGGGCGCATATTATTTAGGAGGAGAAAATGTCCAATTACGCGAATCCGGAGAAGGCCTATGTGTGGCTTGACGGTGATGCTTTCAGGGGGGCCGCTGGCGCAGAGATGCCTAACGATCTTTTTGCTGAATCGCTTGAGGGATTTCTGCCATATGGCGGTGTCGAAGCTGGCTTTGAGCTGACCTCGGAGCAGGCTGTTAATAAGCTGCAGGTGTTTAATTACCGCAAGGCTGCCTACAAAATTGCCCGTGACCCTCTGACTGAGGGTTGTAAGTTCCGGGCAGTCGATAACTCGGAGGCAACGGTGCTCACCCGTGCCCAGGGTGGGAAAATCAAAAAGGTTGGTGAGCACTACGCCATCGAAAAGGGTATTGGTGAGGAATTCTCCTTGCTGATCCGCCTCGATGATGGCGAGGATCAAATGGCTATTTGGTGTGAGCGATGCACCCTTTCTGGCCCTGCGACTCGCGCCGCGATCGATGGCAAGAGCCTTGATGGCTATGAATTCCCCGTGGAATTCCTTGTCCCTGCCGTCGAAATTCTTCCTGGGCTTCCAGAAGGAATGGAAGTCGATGACGGTAGCGATCAGGATGAGGAAGACGGGGCCGGTGAGAAAATCGTGACCCTTCCCTCTGGGGCTTCTGGAGGTACCTTCACCCTTTCCATCGATGGTCAGAAATCCGCTGATATTGCGCAGAATTCCAACGGCACCGCCGTCCAGCTGATTCTGCGCAAGGTCAAGGGCGGGGAGAAAGCCTCTGTTACAGGCCGCGCAGGAGGCCCCTTCACGGTGAAGGGTGTGACCGGTGTACTGGCCGCAGACGGCACCAGCCTCACCGGCTCCAGCTCGCAAGAGGTCACCGTCGCATAACCAGCGCCGGTATTGAGGAAAAGCGGATCGCCTCTTCTTTTTGAAGAAAAGGATCCGCCCTTTTTTATTCCACCACCCACCGAGAAGGGGAAACCCATGTCTGAAAAAATCGATATTTTTGAAAAAGCCTGCTCTATTGACGCAGGAGAGCCACAAGAGATCACGCTCCGAGGCAATGATCTCACCATCCGCCGGAATTTCACCGCAGATGAAGTCCACAAGATCATCCGCCTCTACGGCCCAGAGGTAGCAGAGCAGCCGCTACAAGACGTCACCCGCGAGCTCATTGATCTTATTTCCACATCGGAGGAGAAAGCGAAAGCCGATTTTGTGGATGATCTGATGCAGCTTTCTTTTCCAGAATTCCACAAGGTGCAGCGCCTGCTCACCCAGATTGCAGGGATCCGTGGCGAAGATGGAAATTTTTTGACGGGGTCGAAAGACTCCTAACTTCCCTGGAAGACCCTCAAGAACACGCCCGCTGCCTAGCGGGCTTTCAGCGTTTCTACGGCCTCAATTGGCGGCAGCAGCGCAGGGAAATCTTCTGGGTCGATCTTATGGTCCTTGTCCTCAAACTCGACGAATACGAGTGGGGATACACCGATGAGAATATCGCGTGCCTCATAGACCGCGAAGATTATTGGCTCAACGCCGAATATCAATCGTGGATTACGGACCCGGAAGACCCCGAGGTCAAAAAAGCCCACGAAGAACGAAAAAGATCAGGGGTCAAACCCCCACCCAAGCCAATCATCTATCCCATCGCCCATCGCCCCCAGCACGCTGCAGCGCGCCGGGCGAAGGAGCTTTTAGCGCAGGTTGCGGATGTGGAGAAAAAGCCGGCGAAGCAGCGCATTAGCATTCGCCAGCTGCGGGAGGGCATGGGCAGATAGCTGAGAGGAGCGTGCTATGGCTGGCGGCAAAATCGATATCCTGGTCGAGCCGGATGTCAAGGGCTTTGGCCCAAAGATGGAGGCAGGGCTACGTCCTGCGCTCGGTGTTGCTGGCAAGCTCGGTGGTGCACTGGGGCTTGCTTTTGCAGGTGCTGGTATCGCAGGGCTTGGCAAGGAAATCATCGAGGTGGGTAACACCTACCGTGTGGAGATGAATTCTTTGCAGGCGGTGACGCAGGCATCCGGTGCGGCAATGGAGGCTGCGGCTGCGAAAGCTCGTGAGTTTGGCAACGACATGGATCTGCCGGCGACGTCTGCTGGTGATGCAGCGGCTGCGATGACTGAGCTTGCCAAAGGCGGGTTCACGCTCCAAGAGTCGATGGACGCAGCTAAGGGCACGCTCCAGCTGGCGGCGGCTGCTCAGATTGAGGCTTCCCAGGCTGCCACTATTCAATCCCAGGCGCTCCAGGCTTTCGGGCTGACAGCGGATCATGCAGCAACCGCAGCGGATGTTCTATCAGGTGCGGCGAATGCCTCTTCTGCTGAGATCACCGGAATTGCTCATGGCCTGCAGCAGGCAGGCACGGTGGCCCATCAATTCGGTGTTTCGATGGAGGATACTGCTACAACGCTCGCGGTCTTCGCGAATGCAGGCATCCAAGGCTCTGATGCAGGTACGCTGATGAAATCAGCACTGCTCGCACTGACAGATCAGAGCAAACCGGCACAAGCAGCAATCGAAGAACTCGGCCTGAGAATCTATGATGCCAAGGGCAAGTTCGTGGGCATGCCTGATCTGTTCGACCAGCTCAATCTCGCTGCGTCACGAATGACGGATGAGCAGTATCAGGCTGCTACGGCGACGTTGTTTGGCTCCGACGCTATGCGTCTTGCAGGCATTGCAGCGCAGCAGGGCGCTGAGGGATTCAACAGGACTCGCTCAGCGGTGACTAGGGCCGGACAAGCAGCAGAGCTAGCTGCCGCGCAGACCCAAGGTCTGCCAGGTGCGATCGAAATGGTTGGTAACGCTTGGGAGGAAACCGCGCTTGGTATTTACACATCTGTGGAAGGGCCTCTCACCGATGGGCTGAAAGGCCTCGCTGAAGGGATCACTGGGCTTGCCCCGTCCATTGCTGATTTCTCAGCAGCTGCTGTCGGGACCTTCGCTGATCTTGCAGGATCAGCAGCAGCCCTAGGCAATACTTTTTCCCAGCTGCCACCAGAAGTACAGCATGTTGGGTTTGCACTGGCTGGGCTGGCTATCGCGAAGCACACTGGTGCGATTGGTGCATTCAGCTCAAAAGTCGAATCCGTCAAAAGCGGAATTACAGGTTTCCGAAACGACATCGCATCTACACGCGGGACCTTCCAAGAGCTTGGCGGCTCGATTTCAAAAACATCCGCAGCAATGCTTGTCCTCGGTGAGCGTGTCCCTGCCATTGGCAAAATGGGGGATGCTTATCACGGGGCTTCTTCGAAGCTGAAAACTGTTGCAGCAGCACACCGCGAGGCCGCTGCTGCTGCGAAAGCACAGTGGATTGCGGAAAAAGACCTCTTCACTGCAGTTGATCGGCTTGGTGCATCAATGGGGCATGGGGCTGCAGCCAAGGCAGCATCATTTGCAGGGACGATGAGAGGCACGGTCGCGCTTGCGATCTCAGGTGTGAAATCAGCAGCCGGTGGCCTCATCAATATGCTCGGTGGCCCCTGGGGTGCGGCGTTTCTTGCAGCTGGCTGGGCAGTCGGTGAAGTCACCAACGAGCTTCGCAAAGCCCGAAACCAGCACAAGCTTCTTGAACAAGCCGCCTTAAACACGACGAACAGCTATCGGGAGATGGCTCAATCCATCGCTTCACAAGACTTCAAGGGTGCTTTTGAAGCGATGAACTCTCACATCGAGGAGTTCGTCACCCGCCAGGAAGAGCTTGCAGCAACCAAGCCTGGCAAGCTGGGTGGGATCCTTGCTGCTGCGTGGGGAGATTTTGCAGGGCTTTTCGATGGGGAAGTGTTTGCTGGATCAAAAAAGGTCATTGAGACAACGGTCATTGCAGAGCACGCAGAAAAAATGTCTGAGGCTTTCAAAAAAGTGGGTGTCTCCGCCGATGAGATGACGCATGCGGTCACGGGCAGTGATGAAAAATTCTCAGCTCTCGTCTCACGATTTGATCAAACCACCGAAGGTGGGAAAGCCGCAGTCGATCAGCTGACCCGCCAGCGCGCAGAATGGCAAAGAATCAACGAGGAAACGAAAAACCTCGTGCCGGGAGCTCTATCTGTTTCTGAGGCTTTTTCGAAGATTGCTGACTCTTCGTCTTCCGCCGCAGATAAAGCACAGGCCCTTAATACTGTGCTTGATGTGATGTTTGGTCGAGATAAGAACAAGGACGACGCAGCAGCTGCCCTTGCCGACCATATCGACAAAGTCAGTGACGCCGCCGCCAGCGGAGTTGATGCAGCTGACGGCTTTGGTGATGCGCTGCTTAAAGCTGATGGGAAACTCGATCTTACCCAGAAGAATGCGCGTGGGCTGAGACAAGAGATCATCGGTTTTAGCGATGAGCTAGCGAATATCGCTGCAACGGGTGGCGACATGACAGAGGCTTGGACTCAAACTCAGGGTGCGCTAGATCGGCTGGCAAAAAAGTATGGGCTTACCTCTGAGCAGGTGCAGGATCTTGCTGCTTCGATGGGGTTAATCCCCTCGGTTATCGAGTCGGCTATTTCTATTCAATCTGATACCGCAAAAGAAGATCTTGGGAGAGTATGGGCGCAGGCTGACCAATTGCGAGAAAACCTTGGGAAACCCATGCAGATCCAGGTCAAAGATGTAGAGAAAGCAACGGATGATCTTTCTGCACTGGGACTCAAAGTCGATGTGATCAACGCCCAGACAGGGCAGATCAAAGTGACTGCGGACACAGAGCAGGCACTGAAGAATCTTGACATGGTGGTGACATCGACGGCTGATGTTGATCAGCTTCAAGCCGGCGTGAAAATCGATATTGATGATCAGAAGTTCCGGCTTGGTGCAGCAGATGTAAAGACGCTTACCAACGAGCTCGATGGGTTAGAAGTATCGGCCTCTGCGCAGCTGAAGATTGATGACCTGATCGCCGGCAAGGAAACGTCCGTTGCAGAGCTGCGTGCTTTATCTGATGAGATTGCTGATCCTAAAGCGAAGATGGTTCTAGATCAGCTCATCGCTGATAAGGAAGCAGCTTTAGGCCATCTCAACGAGGTGGCTAAGCAGGAGACTAAGCCGAACATTGAGGCCAAGAACGATCAACTCATCGGTGCGGTGAAGGAATCAAAAAGCTGGCTTGACAGCCTCAAAGACCGGGTCATCAAAATCACCGCTCAGAAACTCACCTCCTGGGTTGGCGGCAATGCTGATGGCGGTATTGCAGGTTTCGCCGCCGGCGGCCGCTTGCCGGTCTATGGTCCAGGTACTGATCGTGTCGATGGGATCCTTGGTGTTGGCTCCGATGGGATGCCAGTTGCTCGCGTGGATGCCGGAGAATGGGTCATCAACCGCCGCTCATCTGAGAAATATCACGATGTGTTGGCGCAGATTAACGCCGGCACATTCCCCGCGTTTGCTTCTGGTGGCGTGATCAAATCAGCAGATGAGATCAAGCATGCAATCTCATTCATGGACAAAACCCCGTACAGCATGGGTGGGTGGAACGAACGCGGAGTCGATTGTTCTGGCGGGGTCTCCGGAACTGTCAATGTTGGTATGGGGCTTGATTTTTTCGATTCCCGAATGTCCACGGTTACTGAAGGAGCATGGCTCGATGCGAAGGGAGCGCTGCCGGGTCGAGGTGGCCTAGGTGACATCACGATCGGGTGGTGGGATCAAGGCGGTGGAGCTGCTGGGCACACCGCAATGCAGCTGCAGGATGGCACATTTGTGGAATCCGGCGGGAACACTGGTGGCGGGTTTACCATCTGTAAGACTGCAGGTCCGCTAGAAGGAAGAGGCTTTACTGACTGGCGTCATTTCAAAAGTAATGGGGAAATCAGTGACTCAGATCGTACAAGTACGATCGGCTCGAATACCCGTGGTGATGCGAACTGGGGATCGGCGAACGAACTGCATTCTCTAGCAGAGCGGTATGTCGGTCTTTATGACCAGGGAGGCTACCTGCCGCATGGTGGGCTGGCTCTAAACCTTTCAGGCAAGCCGGAGCCGGTTTTTACCGCTGGGCAGTGGGCAAAGATGGATCAGCTGCTCGGCCTGATGGGCAAGATAGCGCAGCAAAGCGGTGGCGGCTTGAGCTTCCTATCCCATTCCCAGCTTGTCATTGACGCAGAGAAAGGCCTTGCTGAGACACGGAAGAATATCGCGGAGGAAGCAATTGATCTGCGCAAGAAGGAAGAAGCCGCTGCTGATGCAAGAAAGAACCTGACGAAGGCAGAGCGTGATGCCACAGACAAGATTGTGGACAAGGAGCAGGCCTTAGCGAAAGCACGGGAGTCAGGTAAAGCTGACCGGATTGAGAAAGCCGAAAGGGATCTGGCGAAAGCACGGGAGGATGCGCCAGATAAAGCTAAGAAAGCGGCAGAAAACATTGGGAAGACCGAGAAGGATCTCAATGATCTGCGTGATAGATCAACGACTGCGGCAAAGCGGCTCGAAGCAGCTGAACGAACCGTGGTAGCTGCGCGGTTTAAAGCGGCAGCAGACATGGCCGCAGGTGTGAGTGAGGCACTGCAGGCTGGTATCGGTCACATCCAGAAGTATTTTTCTGCGATGGGAGATCTCGCGGAAATGGTCGAGAAGACCCGCCAAGAAGTCTCGAAGTTGCAGATGCAGCAGACTACGAACCGGCTGCAGCTGATCAAGTCGGTGCAAGATCTCCAAGTAAAAGAGTGGGATCTGCACAGAGCTCGTGCTCTGGGCGCGGTGTCTGTCGCCCAGGCAGAAGCAGAGTTGGCCAAGGCCCGCCGCCAGCAGGCGAAGCTAGGAGCTACCTCGATTGAGGCGATGAGTGGTGCCATGGATAGATTCCGTCGCACCGGCATTTTCTCGATCGAGGAAGTCACAGCGTCTGTGATTGAGAATTCCTCTGCGATCAGGGCCGCGCAGTGGCAAGTAGAGGCTGCCAGAGCACAGGCAGCGATTGATGAGCTCGAGGCTACCCATGCACAAGCAGCCGCCCAGCTGCAGGTAGCTGAGGCAACCCTTGCGCAGAACGCTGCGGCGGAAATGCTCAGGCTCAATACTGCTGCGCTGACGGAGCAAACTCGTGAGCTCTATGGGATGACAGCGAATCAGGCGCGCGGTGCCGCAGCGGGCTTTGGTGGCATCGGGCGCGTCGTCGGTGGGTTAGGAAAAGTCCTAGGTGGAATTCTCAGTGGCCTTGCTGGATTTGCTGTTGGCGGCCCTGTCGGTGCTTTAGCTGGTGCGGGGATGGCCGTGGGCGGTATTTCTGATATTGCTCGTGGCAGCATCGATATCAGAAATAATAAGGGTGAACTCTCTGACGCGTGGAAGGGTATGCCGGTCGCCGACCGGGTGGCCCTTATTGCAGGGTCTGCAGGTGGCGCTGCCTTATCGATTGGTGGTGGCGCTTTAGCTGGCCATCTTGGCCCTGACGCTGCTGTCGGTGGAGCGAAGCTCGCTGATCAGTGGATGGACGCGACGATTGGTTCGATGGCTTATAGCGTCGAATCAAAGATCGCGGCCATGCAGCGTCGCCAAGCGGACAAACAGTCTGCGCTATCAACCGCGATTGACTCGCAAAAGCTCCAGCTGGAGGCGAAAAAGCTCTCCATGCAAACGGAGCACGCCTCAAAGGCAGACGCACTGAAAGCACAGCTAGATTACGCGCAGCTACAGAAGCAGCTCGCAGAGGCTTCGACGAAACGGGAAGCGGAAGCTCTCGCGAAGGCAGCTGAAGTTGCAGCGCAGCGTCGTGAGGCAATGCTTGTCTTGGCACAGCGACAAACTGCGCAACAAGACGAGACCAACCGGCAGTTGGCGCTGCTTGTAGAAGCACAGCGAGCCGCGGCGAAAAAAGCTGGAATCAGTACTCGCCCCCTGGAGTTCACGCTGCCGGAAGGTGATGCGTTCACACGAGGGCAGACGGAGGCGATGATGCGTGAAATCACAGCTGAATATGACCGCCGCATCGCGGCACTCACACAGATTGATGCGAATCGGTTTGTTGATTCCAGGATCGTATAGAAAGGAGGGAAACGCCTATGGATGGGATCACGAGGGTCTCGTATATGTCCCCTTGGGGGGTCCATTTCGATTTTTCGGAATCTGAGTGGACGGCAGGCCTGAGGTATGCGGGGCTTTCCGGGATGAAGTCGAAGGTTCAAGCAAAGACTCTGCAAGCAATCGGCCAACCGGGGCAGATCACAGAGTCGACACAGATTCAGGCAATGGAGGGCGCTATTACCCTTGCCCTCGCAGGGGAAAATGGCGGGCCGGTTGATGCGGTTTACCGGCAGATCTGCGAAGCATTTTCTCAAACCCTCGTCGGGACGCTTTCTGTGGAGACGGGCCTTCACGGCACGATCTACACCCGAGTCAAAGCGGCAGCGCCAATACCTGCTCCTAAATCTGATCTTCTCGGCGAGCAAGTGGTTGATTCGGTTGAGATCAGCCTCATCTCAGATGAGGGGGTGTGGTGGACAGAATGGGTGAGAGGGGAGGGGACAGTGCTTGTCACTAATGACGGTGAGGTTTCCATCCCCATCCGGATCAGGTGGAAGGGGAAAGGTGGGCCTGTCATCCTCCCATCAGGTGCAGTATTCACTCTCCCTCCAGTAGCTGACTGGAGAACGCTCATCCTCGATTCTGAGGAATCCTGTGTCGTCATCAAAGACGACGGCCTCCCAGATTACGAGATTTGGCCAGCAAAGATCGCTGTGACTCCAGAGCTAGTTCCGCCGAATCAAACACGAAAATTCATCCTCCCAGCAGGCGCTTCCGCTATGTGGAGAATCGCGCTGACAGACCCTTGGAAGGTGATCTAATGGGATTCGATTGGGAAAATCACAAAAAGCACCGCGACCAGGTGATCGCAGACCAAGGCCAATGGCTGGGACTGCTGGATGAAAACGGCATCCCGATGATGGACCTTCCGCCTGTCATGGAAATGAGAATGCCGGAAGCAACCAACGATCCAGCTTCTGGCATGGTCAAACTCCGCGTCCAGTCTGCAAGTGGGATTGTGCATCCGGTTATTCATCAGCTGATTGCTGATGGCCTCGGGAAAACCGATGACGTGGGGCGGTTGGTGCCGCTGAGCGAAGCCACCCGCTTCATCGCAATCGAACGCGCCGGGATTAGAAGCGTCTTTCGTGTGGAGTTTGCTGTGGCTGAAGGTGGAGCTGGTGCCCCATCAACGTTGGAAGTTCATGGCACGGACATGTTGAAGACTCTGGCACGCTTTCCTGCGATGTCCGGGCCGCCGACGTGGACGGGGAAATGGGCGAAGTTCACGAGGGATTGGGTTGGGCCTGAGAACGTCGGGGTGAAGTTTGAGAAGCCCCGGGATTTGCAAGATATCAAGATGGTCACCGTGGCGGATGGTGCAACTGAACAGGGCCCAGCCGAGCAGCTGATCAGGAAGATCATTTCCGATTCACTTGTTGCCGCATGGCGTGCAATAGGGCAGAAAGAACTCCTAGCGGATCCACCAGTGCAGGTTGATCCGAATCCCAGCGGTAGGAAGTCACAGAACATTTTGGTTCGCCCAACAGATCGGTCGATCTGGGAGGAACTGGCGCCGCTGGCTGCTGCAGCTGGGGTCGGTATTTCAGCTGCTATGTGGTGGCCAACAGACCCGCCAGTAAAAGGTCTGCAGCTTAAGCAGCCCACGATTGTGATCAAAGTGGAACAGCGTGAAAAGGCGGTGACTCATGGGTAAACCTTTATTGGTGGCAGACGGTGGGGCAATGACCGTCGGGCGTAGGCAAGCAACCTACGTTTATGGGTCATTTGACGTTCGGCTTCCAGAGGGAAAAGAACAGGCAGATGTTGAAAAGCGCCTGCAAAACGGGTACATTTATCGCCCTGATGAACCTGCGGCAGGGCGGTTCGACGTCGCTTTTGTCAGGGCTGATGCGACGGTAGATCTGACGGCTCAAACCTCGGATTTGGAAACACAGATTGAGGCTGCTCAGCGTCGAACCGAGGGCGATATCTTTTTCGTAGCGGGATATAACAGATTCTGGAACTGGTCGGTACCGGCCTGGAATTGATATCAAGCGCGGAGATATTGTCAATGTGCTGATCTGGGGGAGGATTCTACCGCTTCCGATCACACGGTGGGAGATGATCTCCGATGGCACCGCATCGATCGGATGGCGATGGCACGTCGGCGGAGCAATGATAGAAGATGCCGAAGCGCTGAGAAACCACAATGACCAGCTGCTGCAGCAGATAGCGCAGGAAAAACGCCAGATGGCTAAAACGGTGACTGCCGTGTCTGATCGCGCAGACTCAGCGGCACGGGCGGCCAATGAGGCTTCGAGTGTTGCGGCTGGTGCGCAGTCCACGGCTGATGTCGCCCAGTCCACCGCTGCTCGGGCGGATGAGAAGGCTGATCGTGCGGTGGTTGTTGCTGAGTCTCAGGGGAAGTTGGCGAGGGAGGCGATGCAGGTTGCGGCTTCTTCGAGTGCGGAAGCACGGGAGGCCACGTCGCGGGCCATGTCTGCGGATTTGGCGTCTGAGGAGGGGAAACGGATCGCGATTGCAGCGAACACCACGGCGAATCAGGCGCAGCAGACGGCGATTGAGGCCAACACCAGGACAAACCAGATTCAGCAGACCGCTATTGAGGCTAATGAGCGCTCGATTAAGGCAGTGGGTGAGGTTGCTGCGGCGAATGCGAAAGCGAATGATGCGCAGCAACGCGCGATTGAAGCTAACTCGACGGCGCTCACCCTTGCCCCCAGGTTTTTGCATATCGATGACGGCAAGCCCGGTTTTTATGGCAGTTCTTCAGGGAAGCTTTCCACGGGTGCGGAATTTGGAAGCTTGGAATTTCGGGGAACAACTTTTACAAAAAATTCCGGTGCGGCTTTTGTCTCCAAAGCTGGGTGGCAAGGTTCCATCCTGATGATTTGCGTCGCAACGAATGGCGCGACCGACATAACAGCGACGGAAATTACGCAGGCAGGCCAAGTCCATGAGATGCACGCTGGCGGTTCTTTCCAGGCGTATCGGTCTGCGACCGTGGTTGTTCTCCCAGTTTTTAGCGAAAGAAAGGGGTAAAAATGCCCAGAGTGAAAGGTAAGCTTTCGACGATCACGGAGCGTCCTTCGTCGATTCGGGAGGTGTGGATTAGGCCGCCTTCCACCCGGCCAGGGGGAGTGGGCCTAATTGTAAAAGAGCCAGCCCGGGTTCTGGTGGATGACGCCGGTGAGTTCACCGTAGATCTGGCTCTTGGGTCAGGTGTTTTGAGCTTGATCGGCCTGGAAGGCATCGGGCGGGAGTCCATCCCCATTTTGATTCATGAAGGCACCGCCACGATCCGTCAGGCGGTGGAGGACGCGAAGGATTTCACCCCGGAAGTTGCGGACAAACTCGCTGAACTAGCGGCGGAAACGCAGAAGAATTTGGAAGAAGCCCGTGGGGTCAAGGCTGAGGCTGATAGTGCCACGGGCCGGATGCGTGAGGCTGCGCAGGCTTTAAAAGATTCTGTGGCTGGTGCGATTGCTGAGGCCACGGCTGGGATTAAGAAAAGCGGGTCTGAGCTTTTAGCGTCCATGCAGGTGTTGCAGTCTAGGGCTGCTTCTTCCGAGTCTGAGGCTAAAGAATCTGCTCAGGGTGCGGAGGTTTCACGTTCTGCGGCGTTGGCGTCTGCGTCGGCTGCGTCCTCGTCTGCTGGTGAGGCTGCGGAGTCGTTGGCGGGTTTGCGTGCGAAGATTGAAGAGTGGAAGCCCCACGGGGAGCAGCTCACGCAGTGGCAGCCACAGTTTGAGTGGTTGAAGGAAAATGCTGCGAGCGGGTTCACCAAGATCACGGAGCTTATGCAGGATGCGGCGGCTGGTGTGCGTGGTGAGCTATCTGGGTTGGTGGAGCAGGCTAAAACTGCGCAATCCACGGCGGGGCAGCACGCCCTTAAAGCGCAGGCTGCGGCGAATAATGCAGAATCGGTGACGAACCGCGTTGTGGATGCGGCGATTAATAAGCTCATTGGTGGGGCTTCTTCTGCTTATGACACGCTCAAAGAGCTTGAGGATAAGCTCACGAGTCAGGATTCTGTTGCTGCGGCGATTATGCGACAGTTGGCGGAAAAAGCGTCACAAGCGGATGTGTCGGCGCTCGCCCAGAAGGTCACGAGTTTGGGGATTGATGGGGTGCGTGGGTTGTCTGCGGCTTTGGCTGGTAAGGCGCCGGTTTCGCATCGGCATAGCACCCCGGAAATTAATGGGCTTGATGAGCTGATTTCGGCGATTCGCGGTGAAGTTCAAGCTAGGGCCACGTCTGAGTGGGTGAGCAATGAAGTGTCGTCCATTAAGGGCCAGTTGAATCAAAAGATTGAGGCCGGGAATTTGGGGTCGTTGTTGTCTCAAACGTCGGAGTTTTCGGGGTTGAGCACGCAGGTTTCGCAGGTGTCGCGTGATATGCCAAAAATTGAGCATGTGAGTTCGCTGCCTTCTTATCCCGACGCTGAGAAGATTTACATGGTGTGGGAGTGACGCGTGTCTATTTTTCGTGATTCTCGTGAGCTACGAGAAATTTATGCAGGTGGGCGCGCAATCAAGGAAATCTATAAGGGCAATCGTCTCGTGTGGTCTGGCCGTGATCAGGCTATGAAGGGGTTTGAGTTCTTTTTCTCGATGGCTGAGCTTTCCACGCGGAGTGTTTCGGGTGCGTGGGTGCAGTATCGAAAAAATACGGCGTCGTGGCAGCGCACGGTTACCGCCCCGGATTCTTCCAGAACGGCGGATTTTTACTTTCTCGCTAAAGAAGGCTCTTCGCTGTCGATGACGCTTAAGGGGCGGAATATTTTCACTTTTGAGTTGAAAAACGGCAGGCTGAAAACGTCGTCCGATGGTGATTATGCTGCGAAAATGCGCACGGATGATGCTTATTCCACATCGGAATATCGCTTGGTGCGTGTGCAGTTTTTCACGTCTTGGTATGGGTATGCGTATCAGGTTGATGTGTCTGGGACGAAGCTTGCAAGCGAAAATAACGGCGGCGGTTTCACTAAGGGCGAGAATTGGATAACCCCTGGTAACGTGGAGTTTTTCGCCACGAATATCCCCATCCTGGCGTTTTTCGGAGGAAGTACCGATCTCACGGCACACATGGGGCGAAGTTCCGCCTTTTCGAGCCAAAAAAGTAGCGGTTGGTGGAAGCCTCATGATTTCCTTTTCCCTCCCAAAGTTCAAAAACAGTGGATTATCGGCGGCGGAAACGGTGGGCAAGGCGGTAGCGACTACGACAACGGCGCTACAGGCCCCAACGGCCGGGTTTTGCAATTGCCTAATAATTTACCTGCTGGGACGCTCTCTATCGGCAATGGAGGGCAAGGCGGGCGCGATTATTGGAAAGAAGGCTACATGGGAGAAGAGGGGAATCCGACCACGTTCGGCGGGTATTCCACAGCGTCTTCCTCAACGCGTTTCACTGGCACCCCTAGAAGCCTTGATCCCGCCATCGCCAAAGAGGGCGCTGTGCCCGGAGGGAACTACTACAACAACTTGTTCTCGATGGGAGACGGTGGGCGTGGCGGGTATCGCAAAGATGGGGATTCTTCTGCCACCGCTGGTTATCAGGGGAATCCTGGTGGCTTGATCACTGTTTATGAGTGGTGATTTTTCAACAATCTAGCACCCTACGGGGTGCATTTTTTATGCCCAAAAGGAGGGTATTTTATGAAACCTAATCCGGCCCATAGAGGCGACCCGCTATTTCTCCCCGAGGTGCTGAGAGCGTTCGGGGTGAGGGTTCAGGAATGGCAGGGGTGGAGAAACCGTGGCCACGGCGATTTCGCTGTGATCCAAGGGGTTATGGCCCACCATACGGGCACAAATAAGGATATTCCTGGCTATATTGCTCAGCACCCTGAGCTGGGGCTGTGCTCCCAGATTCACCTCAACCGTGACGGCATCGCCGTCATTACGGGCGCTGGCATCGCGTGGCATGCGGGTAGGGGATCTTATCCGGGCTGGCCCACTAATGATGCCAACCGTGTTTCTATCGGTATCGAGGCGGCCAGCGATGGTACCAGTCCGTGGCCACCAGCCCAGCTGGATGCCTACTACCGCACATGTGCAGCAATCCTCTGGTATCTCGGGAAATCCGCGACCACGCAAACCCTGCTCGGACACAAAGAATATTCCGGCGCTGCACAAGGCAAGTGGGACCCAGGCGGAATCGACATGAACGACTTCCGCAAAAAAGTGCAGCACTACATCGACAACCCGCCCTTTGCTACGGCGGGTTCAAAGAAAGAAGGAGAAATCCCCATGATCGCATCTCTGATCAACCCCGCGAAGAGTTTCGCGCAGTCCACGCTGATCAGCATTGTGGATGCCACCTGCTGGCAGCTGCTTGTGCTGGTGAAGGCGATTGCGAAGCAGCAGGGTCTTGATTCTGATCGGCTTCTTGATGAGGCCATCAACATTTTTTTTTTTTTTTTTTTTTTTTTTTTTTTTTTTTTTTCAATAAGAATGATATTCGCGATGCTGTTGCGGCCGCTTTGGCAACGCAGCCGTGGTTTATGCGCCGCAAGGATACGCTGGCTGCTATTGCTGGCTGGGTTTTACAAGTGGGCAATTTCGCCACCGGTATGGCGGTTGGTGCCCCAATGTGGGTGAGCTTCCTTATTGCTGCGGTGATTGGTATCGCGCAGATCATCATCCACGCCGGAACCTTTTTTTTTTCGGGGCTATCACGCCATCGATGGGGAAGCGGCTTACTGCTGTGGCCCCGGTGACCCCGGTTTTTGATTTGGAAGCTGTGCGTGAGCAGCTCTCCACGCGCACGCAGGGGTGATCCGATGGTTTCCGCGATTGGCAGGGGTTTCCGTTCCACCAGCGCGGGCCTCGCCGTCCTATCTGTGAGCGCGTTGCTACGCGCCTGGTCATACGCCCCGTGGAAAGTGGATCAGCAACGCGCCCCTGTGCACTGGCTGGAATCCCTAACCGCCCCGATGGTGTGGGGCGGGGTATGGGCAGTGATCGCTGTTGTTGCGATAGCCGCGATGGTGCGGCGGTGCCTTCTACCTTTGGCGGTGGGGATGGTCGTGGCGATGCACGCCGCCTGGTGCCTATCCTTCACATGGCAAACCATCATCGGGGAATCACCCCGCGCATGGGTGACCGCCATCAGTTACGGCTCGACCGCACTGCTCGTCCTATGGGCGTTCTCCCGTGCCTATCCCACTGTGTGCCTTGATCTTGATCGCCGGAGGGAGCCTGCCCATGGAGGAAATGACTAACCCGCTACTGAATTTTCTTCTCGGCGGCGGGCTTGTCGCCATTATTGGTTTTTTCACAGCTAAGGTCACGGCCCGGGCGCAAAAGGAATCCGCTGAGGTGGAGGCCCGGGGCCCGGAATGGCAGGCCTATGTTCAGGAAATGAAAACATGGACGACGGAGCAACTGAAGGAACGTGATGTTCTGATTTCAAAGCTAGAGATGGAAGTCAGGGAGGTGAGGGAGAAGCTGGAGGTATGGAAGAGCCGCTATTATGTGGCGATTCACTATATCCGCACGCTGCTTTTGGCGTTTCCTGAGGCTTTGAAGAAGCATCCGATACCGGATGAGTTGGATCAGGATTTTTAAAAAGGTTACCCCCTGTTGGCCGTTTTTGGCTGGCAGGGGGTCTTTTTTTGCGTTTAGAGGTGCACCTCGCGTTGGTAAAGCTTAACATCCACAACGTCCACCCCTAGGTTTTCTGCGATGGTTTCCCGCATCCTGCGGTGGAGGCCGGGGCGGGGGCCACCATCGAATGCTTCCACTTCTTTCCCCGCCATGATGTAGGTGTATTCAACGAGGTCGCGGGAGTTTTCCGCCGCGATTGCGGTGTGTCCGTCGATGATGGCCCACCAGTTTCGCGTCCATCCGGTGGATCCCATGACCTCGTTGTAGGCGTTGAAGTCGAATGCGTATTGTGCGAGTTCGGGGGTGATGGTGATGTGTGCAGCTTTCATGGCTCTTGCCTTTCTGTGGTGGGGGTTTCCTCTTTCTTGCTTACAGGTCTTAGTTTATGGCACTTCACAAAAAAGCGCATTTTTTTTTTAATTACTTTAACTTACAAGCTGCAAGAACTCGACTACCATCATGGATGTGGCCTCCTTCTCCGCGCTAGCGGAGGTAGTTCTTGCTAAATTTTCGGTCAAAGAACCAGGTCACACCACAAAATCCCCGCGTAGGCGGGGGCAGGGCAAGCCACACACCGGGGCCTGCCCTTTCTCATGCCAAAGGAGCCCCATGCGCCTCTATCACACCACCGTCCCTGTGCCTGAGAAGCTTCTTCCCTCTTCTGGAAACCGCCTCGTGATGGGCCTTTTTGGAAGAAAGCAAGGCAAAAGCCTCCGCTCGCAGCTCAAAATCCTCTACAGGCTCGAAGAAGACTCCCAGCGCTTTTTGATCCAATCACTCGCACCACCCCGGCTAGATGTCCCAGGAATGGAGGTGAAAGAAGTCGATATCACTGCACCCCCAGTAGGAACCGAGGTGGAATTCCGATTCACAATCAACCCCGTGCGCAGGCTCACGAACCAAAACACCGGGAAAATCACCCAAAGACAATGCTCAGACACGCCGCGATCTGGGGATGGGTTCGACAGTGAAGCGATGGATTTCGCACGGGAAAAGCTCTCCCAATTCTTCACCTCAGAAAGTATCGAGATTGATTACCGGTACAGGCGTCAGGTGCAAGGAACCATTCTGACCTGGCTCGATACCGTGGAAGGGCTCGCCGTTGTGTCAGACCCCGAAGCGCTTCACCGCGCGCTCATTGAAGGGGTGGGGAGATCGAAATCTTTCGGCAGCGGGCTACTCACCATCGACGTGATCGATTAGGGCTTCCTGGAACGCCAGGCCCGGGCGGGGTCTTTCTCCAGAACCGCGCCCACCGCACGATTGCCTAGGTCCGCTGCTTCCATGATCCGAGCACGGGGGGTGTTGGCGTGTGCCGCCTGCCAGATCAACCGATCCCGCGCCTGCAAAACCTCCTCAGCCTCGGCCCGTACAGCGGCGATAGCGGCCGTGTTTGCCTCAATCTTCTTCAGGCTTTCATTCACCTTTTTCCTTCTTTCTTTTCGATCGAATCAGGCGCAGGTTCGCGGTGCTGAAACCGGCGGCGGCGGCAATATCTTTTTTCTTGATCTTCGCCTCCACGGCTTCCTCGATCAGCTCGACCCGCTCTTCCATGAGCGCAGCCTCACGTGCTTTTAGGGCCTTAAGTTTCTGCGCTGCTGCTTTGATGCCTTCCAAAGCCTGTATATCCATCGCCTTGCTTCTCCTTTTTCCTACAAAACCTACAAGCTTCCCGCTTACTTCCCACCGTGTTAAGCAGGTGGGAAGTTAAGTGTGAAGCTTGGTTGTGTTTAGAGCGTTTCAATGAGTTCCTGAAGCGCCTCAATGACTTCTTCTGGGGTTTCTGCGGTGATGAAGCGGTGGGTGATTTCTTCTTCATCTTCCCAATCATCTGGACTGAAGAAGTTTGAGGTGTTCCGCTCGCCCTCGAAGCCTAGCTTGAAGTGCTTAGCGATGGCGTACGCGTTTGATTCCGCGTCGCCGAAGTCACCCCTGAGGTAGTCTGCGATGTCGGCTTTCACATCGGGGTGTACAAAATATTCACCGATCTTGGCCAGGTGCTCTTCAGTGAAAACCGGAATGTAGCTCCGGTAGGTGACGCGGGGGAGCCACTGCACGGCGCGTCCGGTGTGCAGTTCATAAAGCTTGGTGGCTTCTTCGCGGAGGTTGTCATCGTTGCGGAGGTCGTTGGCGATCTGCTGCAGCGCCCAGATTGGGAGGCCGATGACCTGGCTGTGGCGGCCTAGGGTAGCGCGGTCTTGCTCGAAGCGGGGGAGGGCTTTCAGGGCCTCCGCTTCAGTGCGGAACCAGTTGCTGTCGAAGCCACTGCAGCGGGCTGGGAGGTTTCCGCTCCCATCGGTGATGTGGTGGTTCTCGTAACGGTAGGTCATTTT